ACCTTCGATGGCTAAGGTAGCAAAGAGTTACGTACCCCACGAAAGAAAACCTAAAAAGACAAGCATTGGTAAAAAAGCAAATTTATCAATGATGAATAAATCAAAAAGAAGACACCACAAGAAATGAAATTAATTTTATTAATTGTAATGTGTTCAGCTACAGCTAATGAATGTATGCCACCTAAAGAAGTTGCAATTTTTAATTCCCATTACCATTGTATGATGGGGGGATATTCAGAAAGTATTAAATTAACACAAAATTTAAATATAGAAGAAGTAAACAAACATAAAATATATTTTAATTTTGTATGTAAACCAACACAAATAACGGAGAGTTAAATGGCAAAAAGAAAAGGTCTATACGCAAACATAAACGCACGTAAGAAAAAAGGAATTTCAAGATCAAAGAAAAATAGTACAGTTACAGCTAAAGCTTACTCAAATATGAGATCAGGATTTAAAGCTTAATGGTTAGAAACTATCGAGAAGAATATAGAAATTATCAGGGCAAGCCTCAACAAAAGAAAAACAGAGCTAAAAGAAACGCAGCTAGAGCAAGACTAATGGCAGAGGGAGCAGTACATAAAGGAGACGGTAAAGATGTCGACCATAAAGATGGCAACCCTCAAAACAATGCTAGATCAAATTTAAGAGTAGCAACAAGAAAGAAAAACAGAGGAGCTTATCGTGTGGCTTAGTGCAGCTAAATTATTTGTTCAAGCAGGTAGTCATATCTATAAAAAGAAAAAAGAAACACAAATGATGATGGCTAATGCTCAAGCTAAACACGCAGAAAAAATGGCTGCTGGAGAAATTGAGTATAGTGGAAAATTATTAGAATCCAGAGATTCAGATTATAAAGATGAGGCAATTTTAATAATTCTTACGCTGCCGATTTTAGTGCTAGCCTATGGAGTTTTTTCTGACGATCCTGCTGCATCAGCAAAGATACAAGAATTTTTTCAACAATTTCAACAACTTCCGTCATGGTTTACAAATCTTTGGATTTTAGTCGTGGCGAGTGTTTACGGTATTAAGGGAACGCAAATCTTTAAAGGCAAAAAATGATTGATAAATTCTTTTATAAATTCTTCGGCTTACTAGATGACTTATTTGATAAATTTATTTCAGATGTACCAGAGAAGAAAAAGAAATGAAAAGACAACACAACACAATGTTAATAGGTTTACTTGGAACTATATTATTAGGAGTATCTAGTTGGGCTTTAATGACTATTGTTCAATTAGAAGTTCATATGGGTATGTTAACTGAAGAAATTATGTCAATAGATAAACAGATTGGTAGAATTTATAACCACATGGATAGGTTAACTAACAAATAACAAAAAGGTAAAAATGAAAAAAATAAAAAATTGGTATGAAGCTGTGTTTCACAGATTTCATCAGATATTGGATAAAATGTGTCCAATTTGTAAAAGACGAGAAAGAAACAGATAATGTCAAAAAAAGAAGAAACACTAAACGTATTACATAACAAATTAGCTGAAACGCTATTAGACAGAGTTAACGACCCTGAATGTAAATCTGCAGACCTAAACGTAGCACGTCAATTTTTAAAAGATAATCACATTGACGCTGTACCAGTTGCAGAAAGTCCACTAGCTAGATTGGCAAATCAATTGCCATTTTCAGACGAAGAACTGAAAGAGGCTATGGACGACCCTATTAATTAACAATAGCCCTCTACGGGCTTATATGGAATCTTATGAAGGCAATTAAAGACGACTTTAGGAATTTTTTATTCCTATGTTGGAAGCATTTAAGCTTACCAGATCCTACTCCTGTTCAGTACGATATGGCAAGCTTCATACAACACGCACCCAAAAGAGCTGTTATTCAAGCCTTTAGAGGTGTTGGAAAATCTTGGATATGTTCAGCGTTTGTCTGTTGGAAATTACTTAACAACCCAGACTTAAAATTTCTTGTAGTATCAGCAAGTAAAAACAGAGCTGATGACTTTAGTACATTTACAAAAAGACTAATCGGAGAGATGGAAGTATTAGAACATTTAACACCTAAAGATAATCAAAGGGGTTCAAATGTTTCCTTTGATGTTGCTTTAGCAAAAGCCTCTCATGCACCTTCAGTTAAGTCAGTAGGAATTACAGGGCAGCTAACAGGATCAAGAGCTGATTATATTATTAGCGATGACTGCGAAAGTTTAAATAATAGTTTAACTCAAACAATGCGAGATAAATTATCAAGTAGCATTAAAGAGTTTGAAGCTGTCTTATCGCCTAATGGTAAAATCTTATTTTTAGGTACACCTCAATCTGAAATGAGTATGTATAATGATCTAGGCAACAGAGGATATACAACAAGGATATGGACAGCTAGAAAACCTTTAGCAAAAGACAATAAAAAGTATGAAGGTAAATTAGCTCCATACATCACAGAGAGCTCTTTAGAGGAGGGTTCTCCCATTGACCCTAAAAGGTTCACAGATTTAGATTTAAAGGAACGAGAAGCGTCCTATGGGCGTTCAGGATTCAGTTTACAGTTCATGTTAGATACCACTTTATCTGACAAAGACAGATACCCATTAAAGCTGTCTGATCTTGTAGTTATGGATATAAATACCAAGTTAGCACCTGTAAGTGTTGCTTGGGCAGGAAGTCAAGAATACGCTATTGAAGATTTACCTAGCGTTGGATTTGCAGGAGATAGATTTTATAGTCCAATGTTTAAGTCAGATGAATTTACCGAGTTCAACGGTTCGGTAATGTCCATCGATCCTAGTGGTCGAGGAAAGGACGAATTAGGGATTGCCATCGTAAAAATGTTAGGTGGTAATTTATATGTACAGTCTTGTACAGGGTTGACGGGTGGGTACGTTGAAGAAAACTTACAACTAATAGCAAGAGAAGCAAGAAACGCAGAAGTTAATAAAATTATAGTAGAGAGAAACTTTGGGGACGGAATGTTTACCCAATTACTAAAACCAATTGTTAACAGGTATTACCCTGTGACTATTGAAGAAGTTAATCATAGCAGACAAAAGGAGTTAAGAATAATCGATACCCTTGAACCCGTTATGAACCAACACAAGCTCATAGTGTCGCCACAATTAATAAGACAAGACTTTGATACTGTAGATCCTAATTATCAATTGTTTCATCAATTGACCCGTATTACAAAAGACAAGGGTAGTTTAAGAAATGATGACAGATTAGATGCTTTGTCTATAGCTGTAGCGTATTGGGTTGAACAGATGTCAGTAGATGGAGATTTAGAATTAGATGCCCATAAGGATAGACTACTAAAGACAGACTTAGAAAGATTTATGAATAGTGCTATAGGTAGTAAACCTAAAGGAGACAACTGGTTACCTTAAGGTGTTATTAAGGGTTATATAAGGGTATTATAAGGGTTAACCCTACTAGACCCCTTAAGAGTACCCCTTTAGACCCCCATTGGAGAATTGTATATAATAGGTGTGAAAGCGAGAGTGGAAACACCTATACAAATAATTTTACTACAAAAATTTGAATGGGTATCTTAATTGCTCCTACTGTCAAAATTCCCCCATAGGTTGTTTGCAACCTACAAGTGTATCGACAATTATTAACGAGGTACTACGTGCTTTATGGGTCGAGGACTTAACAAGGACTATATATGCTTATCAATCAAACTTGATTTTTATAATTCTCGTTCATGTTTTTGACATGGTGTATCTGTTTTTTTATTCGATCTGGTTTCCCTTAAACCTACAAAGTAATTATTACTCGACCCTTAAAAAAATCTTATATTGTATTGGCTACCGTATTGACGGTTAACACTCGAACACCGTCAAAGCGATGGACTTTCTCGACCCTTAAAGATTATCTTTAAATACTCATTTGATGAACATTTTATATTTCACTAGCTACCAAAGTTAAACGTACTTTCTCGACTAGGACATTCTTATTTTAGCGATGATTATGGGTATCAGTACCAATAACAACGATCCAACAATAAACTGACCATCATTAAACACACCCATAATTAAAACTAAAATAAGACCAATAAAAGAAAACAATAAACACAATCTAATAAATCCGAACATTACTTGACCCTCGAATTTTTAATTTTTTTATGCTCATCAATTAAACGCCTACGCCCATCTTTTTTAATCTTTAAAGATTTCATTAAAGCGACCGATTGCTTAATTTTTTTTTGATCTAGAAGATTGATTAAATCCCTACCGAATAGGTCAACGATTGCATTTTCAACGATTTTATTTTCTGTATTTTTAGCCATATAATCCACCCTTTTTTTGTTGTATTTGAGCAACAAAATGTTGCAAAATAGTCACTCTTTTTACATTATTCTCGCCATTTAAACAAGTCTTTATTCGAATAATAATATCGAGAACGTGACGGTATTTATTTGATTATTATAATTAAATCATTACAAATAATATTAATGGGTAGTTTTAAAAATAAAAAAAAGGTGATTTATAATGTGTATAATAATTCAAGGTAGTCCAAAAAATATAAGTAAGAAAATTTTAAAAAATGCTTACTCGAATAATCCTCATGGATTGGGGGTTATGTATTTTGATAATGATAGTCGATTAATTCAAGATAAAATATATCCTAAAAATTTTAGTGATGTTAAAAAGTTTTTTAAAAAACATAAAAGCAAAACTAACGAGATCGGAATTCATTTTCGATACTGTACTGTTGGAAAGAAAAAAGCCTACAATTCACACCCTTACAACGTCTTAAATAAAGACCATCAATTTCAAATGGGCTTTATGCACAATAGCCCAGAATTACCACACGTTCTCGAAAATGAAAATCGAAGTGATAGCTATTTTTTTGTTAAACAATACTTTGCCCCAATTATTTCGAGAGATATTTCATTAATTCGTAATGATGAATTTCTAGAAAATTTAAAAGAAATTATTAATTTAAAAACCGATAGCCGAGTTTTAATCGCTGATACTTATTCAAATGATTTTACTCGTGTTGGTAATTGGATTGAAAAAGATAATTTATTTTTATCAAATAGTTATGGATTAAGAGAGCCATATATTTGGAAATATACATCGAGCAACGTGACCGAAACTTCGACAGCATCTTCAATTTCAAATGGTGTTTCAATTGATACTGAAAGCTACGGAACACAAGTCGAGAAAACAGAATTTGCAGGTAGGCAATCATACGAGGTTTCAAATTACTCGACTTATGACACAGCAAATACAAAGACCGAAAACGAGATCAATAAAATTTATGATGTTTTAGCTACTGGAAATAAAGCTGACTATTTAAAAATTATGACCGAAAATTCGGGGGCATTGGCAACTGTATTAAAAGAGTGTTTTTTTTATTCGAGTGATGGCTCGTATTTAAAAAATGATAGTGACGAAATTCAATCAATCAACGAGGAGGTAATAAAAAAACATGGATAATTTTAACTTTAAATATACAAGCGATGAATTGCTAAAAGCAATTTTAACACCCTTAAAAAAATTCAAAAATAAAAAACAAGTTTCAAAAAAGTTTTTATTTTCTGATGTTTTCCCAACTGATACATCAAGCCAATATAAAAATGATGAAAATATTACTGTATTATGTGAGCATTATTTAAATGCTTTAAGATATTACAAATTTTTAGAAACTTTAAAAAACAGTAATGTTGAAATCTTACATTATACAAGTGATGTTTTATTCGTAAGTGTTAGCGAAAAAAATAAAAATGTAATTTCATTCTGGAAAATTTACGAGTGTTTCGTTCAACACGGTCGAGAGCCATCATTATTTAGAGCAACGAACACGGCAAAATTTTGCATTTATACTAAAGCATTTATTGAGGTTGATAAATGGTTAACTAATTTCTTTAATACCGAAAAATGGAATTTAGCGAATAACAATTTAAAACTTTGTTGTATTTCTGGTCATGTATTCCGTAAAAATGATGTTGTTCAATTAAATGAAACTCGAAATTATAATCTTAATAATCTTAAAGGCTTTTATTTTTTTAGAGATTATAAAAATTCAACGGTTGATTATGCGAGTATTAAATTTGTTGAAATTAGAGATCATTATAATCTGGTACATTGGGACGTTGATACTGATGAAAGTTATTATTTAATTTATGATAGTGAGAAAAATTTCGCTACTTTTTCTTATGATAAAAATGACAACGAAAAAATTGTAAATTTAAAATCTGCTCGAAATCAATTACGATCTTATGCTTTTCCAATCCATGAACATCTACCGTTTGCGATGTTGCCCAATGAGAAAAAAACAGAAAAAGAAAATTTATATTTTGGTATAGAATTGGAAGTTGGTTATCAACGAAATTGTCCAAAAAATAAAATCCATCAACTTATCGAAGAAAAGTTTTTAAAAGGATTGGCAATTTGTAAAAGTGATGGGTCTGTAAGTAATGGCTTTGAAATTAATACTGTACCGATGACTTTTAATTATATTAAAACATCAAATATTTTTTTTGATTTTTTTGATAAAACGAAAAATTGGTTGCGATCTTATAACATGAGCAATACGGGACTTCATATTCACGTTAGCAAAAAACCCTTGTCGACTATGCAAATCGGTAAAATGTTGGAATTCACAAATAGTCGAGTAAATCGAAATTATATTATTGATTTATCTGGAAGAAATCCAAACTCATATTGTCAAATTAATGATGTTTTAAAAGTAAAACATATTGCCTTAAAAGAATTCGGTCGTGATGGTCGAGAGTTAAGCAATTCCGAGTGTAATGCTCTCGATAAAATGAGAGATAAATATCAAGCTATTAATTTGCAACATGATGAAACTGTTGAATTTAGAATTTTCAAGGGCAATACAAAACCTCAAGCGATATCAAGATATATTGAATTTGTTCATGCACTTGTAATGTTTTCAAAAAATACAAGTCCGAATAATTTGGATTATGACAGTTTTATTAATTGGGTTGCTACTCAAAAAATGACTTATCCTTTCTTACATGAGTTTAATCAAAAATTTTTAGGCAATCACAAAATTACTTTGAAAGAGGAATTTTCTTACAGACCGAGAATTTTAAAACAGTTAAGAAAAACCGAAATTGAATTGCCAACTGTAAAAGTTTTCAATCAAGAATTTAGAAAACAAAAAACACGAAAAATAATTCAACGATAAAATGATAGGTAATTTTAAAAATAAAACGTCCAGAGAGCAACAGAGAGGTCGATCAAATTGTTTTCTGGTACTAGAGGTCACAATAAAATAATGAAAAATAAAGATTTTAATTTGATTGAATTTTTAAAACAGAAAAATATTTCTGTAAGTAATGAAGATATTAAAAATAAAAATTTTAAAATGGCAAATCTGCCTGTTTTCCAGAATAGAGCTCACGAGAGCTCGATATCATACCGATATAAAACCCTTAAAAATTCTGTTGTTATCGCAACGAATAGGTCGAGAAATAAAAATTTTATGGGGGGTGGTGCTTCTGTGATTAACTTTCTCGACTTTAAAAATAAGAAAATAATAACTAATAAGAGAGGAAAATAAAAAATGTTTAATGCTATTATGTTATCAATAACTTTCGCTTTATCATTTGCTTTAATGTTTCTAGGCTTGATCGTTGCAATCCATTTTCAAACGTGGATTGGGTTGGCGATGGTGTTGGGTGGTGGATTAAGATTTTTTAGAGATTTACATTTTAATTAAATCTTTAAAAATTTAAGGGTCACAAAAAATCTAGGTTGTTCATTTTGTGACCCTTAAAATTTGCACGTAAAAATTGTACAACTTTAACGAGAAAAAAAATTTTTTTAAAATTTTACTATCATAAACAATTCGTTTTTAGCTTGACTTTACAATTCGTTTTTAGCTTTACTTTTTTTATCAAATCAATTCGTTTTTAGCTTGACTTCAATAGATACAGTATTTATAACGTGACTATAATGTTCTGGGTAGAATTTTTTAGAAAGGAGACAACATGAAAACACTACTAAATAATATAGCAAAAAACCAAACAGCAGTTAGAAAGTTGAGATTTAAACATTCGACCGTGTTGAGTGGTAATAATCGTTGTATGCAAAATAAACAAAACGCACCTACTGGGTAAATTACGCAAGGAGACAGAAGTATGAATATATTAAGAACAAGTACAGTTTTAAATTGTTTCTTTTTTGAAATTGTATTTGAAAAATTTACTAAAGGAATAAACACAAAAAGTTTATGTCAATACGACAAATGGGAAAAAAGTTTCTATGTCGCATTTGGTAAAAATCTTTTAACCATAAGAAAAAAATAAAAGAAAAGTAGACAAAATGGATTTTAGATATAATAAATTACGAAGAAAACTATTTTTGCTTGAGTGACTGTAATGAGTGTGGTTGTCTTCACTCGCTAATCAAGAGACAAACAACAAAGGGGTAATAAAATGGCGACAAGAAAAGTAAACGTGGCAAGTACCGAGCTAGATAGCGTTGTGTATAGCCTTGACCTTGTTAAAATGTTTAGAAAAGTAGATCAAGATATAGAGTTATTAACAGTAGGTATTTTCTCGTTAGTTGCTTTAAATGAAGGGATCACTAACAGCGATGTAGCTGAATATTTTTTAATAAACAAAGCAAGAGCAAGTCGAAATGTGCAGATATTGTCTAGTGTAGCAAGGACAAGAAAAAGTAATCAAGGACTTGGATTACTTCATCAAGTGCTTGATGACGATGACTTTAGAGTAAGAAAATTGTTCTTAACAAAAAAGGGAAAAGATGTTAAAAACAATATGCTCAAGTTGTTGGGGTAGAACGTAAAGGAGAACTATGCCGACAAATATGATAACGGTCGCTGATGCGATTGATAAGGTAAATACGATGATGTGGTGTACGCAAAAAGATGGCTATGCTAGTTTGAGAAATGCGAATGTGTTTAAAGACTACTATGGCGATGGTAATTTTATGAATGATGTATCAACAGACACAGTAAGAGAGTTTAAATTCTTTATGAGAACTAAACTTAATTACAGTTTAGGTACAATCAATCGAAAATTAGCGTCAGTATCTAAACTTGTGACCTATGTTAAAGGGTGTAGGGCGTTTGTATTTAATTGGGGTCAACCTATTATTGAATATGAACGAACTAATAATAGACGTAAGTTTACTTTCTCAACTGAAATGGAAGAATTATTAATTAAAAAATCTAATGAGTTAGGACACGCAGAGAAAACTTGTCTTTGGATTTTTTTAATTGATATAGGTTGTAGGTTAAGTGAAGCCTTAAAACTTACGTGGGCAGATGTCGACTTCAAATATAAATTTGTGAAATTTTTAAACACAAAGAACGGAGAAGATAGAGATGTGCCTATGTTTGAAAGAGTAGAAACAATACTAAACAATAGACGAGAAGAAGGACATAAATCACCCTTCCCATTTTCTATATCTAGTGTTGAGTGGACATGGAGAAAAGTAAGGCGAGAACTTGGTATGGATAACGAGAAAGATTTTGTTATACACGCCCTTCGTCATACTTGTATAACACGTTTGTTAAAACGTAAAATCGGTATCGAAACAGTACAGTTAGTGGTTGGACACAGCGACATAAGAATGACACAAGCTTATAACCACCCTGATAAATTCGACATACGAGATACGTTGAACGGGCGATAACTAACGATAAATTGACAGACACGATTTATCCTTGTGAATATGTGCCCTCGTGGTGAAATTGGTAGACACAACGGACTTAAAATCCATACTGTTTAATTTATCCCAACAACTTGGGAGCATTGATGATACAGAACGAGAAAAGTTTAAGAGAGTTAGAATTAGATCGAGAAGGTTTAATGATAGCACAAGGCAAAGAAAGATATGAGCAACAACTTAAAAAGAATGTCGAGAAGGGAAGAAATTCAGTTACACCTCCTTACATCTACTTACAAAAAAAATATCTCGTTCCGTTAAGTGAGGCAATTCAAAACTTTATAGACGAGAACTTAAACGGTAAAGCTGGGGTACGTGCTACTTCTATAATTCCTTTACGTGATTTAGACGACACTAAAAAGATTTCTTTAATTACATTGAAAGGAATAATAGACGGAATATCATTAAACAAAACGCTATTACAAATTGCAGTATCTATCGGTAGAATGATTGAACTTGAAGAACAAAGTTTAATTTTTAAAAAAGATAAACCTTTCTTACATAATAAAATTTTAAAAGATTTAATGACGAGGACTACAAACATTGAACATCGTAAAAAAGTCTTTTCCCATTCTTTAGATAAATTTAAAATTCAAATTGAAAAATGGAATATTTCTAAAGTTGCTTTAGTGGGTCAACAACTGATTGGTTTAGTTATTCAACATACCGATTTAGTAGAAAGGAAAATTATTAAGATAAGAAAAAATAATACTCAAAATTATTTAACACTTACACCTGCCATTCAAGAAAAAATTAATGATGGGAATTTTAGATGCTCTGTATTGACACCTTATCACAAACCAATGATTGTTAAGCCAAACGATTGGACAAGTGCATTTTCGGGTGGGTATATTAATGAATACTTATCGAAAGCACCTTTAGTTAAAACAGAGGATTATCAATATTTAGCTAGTCTTAAAGATAAAAATTTAAGTGATTTTTACGGTGCAATTAATTATTTACAAGGAGTTGAATTTGCTACTGATAAAAATATGCTACCTATCTTTAATGAGATATGGGATAGAGGTCTTACAATTGGGAACTTCCCGTCACGGGATAGACTTCTCGATGATAAAAACAAGCCAATTGGTGTTTATCGTGACCCTAGAATTGATGATGATAGTGAGCAAGGACGTAATCTCCTTCGTAAATATAAAAGAGATTTAAGTAGAGTATATGCAGATGAAATTGCTAGAGTTTCAAAAGTTGTTAATACTTCAACTGCAAGGGACATCGCAAATGAATATAAAGATTTTAAGAAATTTCATTTTGTAACTAACGTAGACACTAGGGGTAGGGTCTACTCCGTAGGTACTACATATAATTACCAATCAGATCAGAAAATAAAGTCCATTATATGTTTTGCTAATGGCGAGAAGTTAGGAGAACGGGGAGCTTACTGGTTGTACGTACACACAGCTAATACATTTGGTAATGATAAAATTACTTATGATGAAAGAGTTGATTTTATTAAAGGTATGGAACGAGAAATTGTGGCTTATGCCGAAGATTGTTTTGCGAACACAGGGTGGAAAGACGCTGACAAACCTATGGAGTTTTTACAAGCTTGTCATCATGTGAGAGGATATTTACAACAAGGTAATGATTATGTTTGTGATTTACCCGTAGGTGTTGACGCTACTTGTTCTGGACTTCAAATCTTATCAATTTTAATGAAAGATAAAGATACTGCAGCGAAGGTCAATGTTACGCCATCAGATACACCCCAAGATGTCTATACAATTGTAGCTTTAAAAGTCGAGAAAGAGGTAAAGCAGGAAGCTGGTGCAGGTTCTCCTGAAGCTAACAGGTGGCTTCAATATGGTATTTCTCGATCTATTGTTAAGAGAAACATTATGACTTATGTTTATGGTTTAAAACCCTACGGTGCTAGACAGCAAATATTTGATGAATATAAAAAACAAGTTGATTTAGGACATAAACCTAAATGTTTAGAAGATGATGGTTTTGCAGATTGTAAATGGTTAGCTAACATTGTTTGGAAACATTTAGAAAATGAAATTCGTTTAGCTAGTAATTTAATGAAATGGTTTCAAGAAACTGCCAAAGTATTTAGTAGAGCAAACCTTTCAATGAAATGGACAACTCCAATCGGTTTTCCTGTTGTGCAAGATTACAGGTATTTGAATAAATTTAAAGTTAAAACAAGTATTGCAGGATCAATGGTTTACACAACATTAAGACGACAAATGGATAGGAAGGACACGAGAAAAATGAGTTCATCGGCTAGCCCAAACATTGTTCACTCGGTTGACGGTGCGATCGCTTGTGCAACTGCGTTGTATTGTAAAATGGACGCTAGACCTATTCCAAACTTAATGATGATTCATGATAGTTTTGCTACAACTCCTAACCGTGTAGATGATTTACAAAGGTTAATACGTAAAGTTGTGGTCGACTTATTTTCAGGTGACTACCTACAAGAGCTCTATAAGCAATTTCTCGACCAGTTACCTAAAGAACTACATAACAAAATTACTCCACCACCAGCTCGTGGTGATTTGGATATATCTTTAGTAGAACACAGTAGATATTTTTTCAACTAAATGGTAATGATAACGTGATAATAATGAAAGGAATACAATGACAAAATTATTAGTATATGGAACACTTAAATCTGATGGACGATTACATGGTGCAATACAAAAAAGCAAATTAATAAAAAAAGATTACATTACAGTTTCTCAAAATTTTGTAATGACTTCAGCAATGGGAAATTCTTTTCCTTACATCTATGAAAAAGATGATGGGGGTTTTTCAGTTAAAGGAGAATTATACGAAGTTAATGAAGAAACTTTACGACATACAGATATGATTGAACTCGGTGCAGGTTATGAGTTTAAAGAAATTGAAGATGATGTATTTGCTTACGTGTACCCAGAAAAAGTTGGTCAACTATCTAAAGCAGTTGTTTTAGATTATGACAAAAGATTTTGGGAATGGCGAAACCAATGAAAATAGTTTTTTTTGTATTTTTAATATTCTCAGATGCAGCTACAGGTTACGCTGTAACAAAAATACCTATTTATAATAATACCTCATGCGATGAAGCAGTCGAGAAGTTAACTGACAACTCTGAATCAGATTTTGGATATTATGTCAATGGAAAATTGTTGAATGGTTTTTACTGTAAAGACATAAATAATAATTGGTATCGTTAGCGTGACGGTTTCGCAAGGACAACGAGATTAGGTGTACACATGGAGGTACAACATATGCAAAAAACAATAAAGTTAAAGACGCATACAACAAGTGAAGGGATCGCAAATTATCCTTACTTGTTTTCGCCAGATACTAAATTCGATTCAAACGGATTATATCGAACGAAACTAACATTGCCTAAAGTGCAAGCAAAATCAATCGTAGCTTTGATTGAAGAAACTATAGATGAAGTTGCTAGTAAAAATAAAGGCAAGTTGTCCCCTCATAAACCGTACAAATCGTTAGAAGATGGTTCGGTTGAGTTTACTTTTAAATTAAAAGCAAAAGTAAACACGAAAAGTGGAACTGACTTTGAGCAACGCCCAAAGGTATTTGACGCTAAAGGCATACCAATAACTCAGACGTTATCTGTCTATAGTGGTACAAAAATGAAGGTCGCTTTTCAATGTGTTCCTTACTTCACTAATATGCTCGGCTCTGGCTGTACTTTAAGATTAAAGGCAGTACAGATTATCGAGTTAGTAGAAGGTAAGGGCAATGAGGGAAATGCTGAAGAATCATTTGGTTTTTCACAAGAAGACGGTTTTGAAATGAAACCTGTAGCTCAAAATGTGGAAGTATCGCAAGAAGAAAGCGACTTCTAATTTTAGAAGTGGGCTTGAAGTGTCAGTTACCGATAACCTAACGAAAAGAAATGTTAAGTTTAAGTACGAGAAATGTGTAGTGCATTACTTCAAGCCCTCTAAAGAGCATAAGTACACGCCTGATTTAGAATTAGATAATGGAATTATTATTGAAATTAAAGGTTATTTAAAACGAGAAGATAGAATGAAACATCTTCTAGTTAAAAATCAACACCCTAAATTAGACATTAGATTTTTGTTTGGTAACTCAAAAAACAAAATCTATAAAAATTCAAAAACAACGTATGCAGATTGGTGCATTAAAAATGGTTTCCAATTTGCAGATAAAACAATACCAAAGGAGTGGCTAGATGGGAGATAAAGAAAACGACAAAACACATGAAAACGAAATTAAACTTGAGCCAAAGACAAGTATAACAACAGAAGAAGCTATTGTTAAGGCAACAAAACTTATTGAAGATCAAACAATAATGATAGCTACATATAAAAGTAAGATTACACAATTAAGTGATCGATGTAGAGAGCTTTATAAAGCAAATATAAATTTAGAAGAATTAAATTTAGCACATAAAGAATTAAACGGTAAACTTCAAACTGAGTTAAGTTCTTTAAAACCTAAAGGTATCAAATTAAGTTGGGACACAGATCAAGAAGAAAAAGAAACAACTGTGTTTGGCACAAAAATATGAAAAAAATTCAATTTGAAACTGTTATTAAAAAAACTGGTTTTGAAACTATTTTAGATATTGGTTCTGGTTTTGTCTTAGCAATTCTTACACAGATTATTATTTTTCCATACTTTGGATATGAAGTTACGATGTTAAAAAGTATTCATCTTGCTTTAATTTTTACAGGTATTTCAATGTTACGTAGTTGGTGTTGGAGAATGTATTTTAATTATAAAGATGTAACAACTTGGTTCTAATGAATAACAATACAGAAACGGAGTTAAATGAAAGTACGTTTATTACTCACTTACCTTGCCAGAGCTGTGGCTCTAGTGACGGAAATTCCTTATATGATGATGGGCATACTTTTTGTTTTAGTTGCAACACTTATGCAAATCCAAATAAATCTATTCAACCTAATCAGAAAGTTAACATGCAAATTAATACGACCCTTTTACAAGGTGAGCCTAAAGCTTTACCGAAACGTAACATTACTTTGGAAAGCTCAACATTTTGGAAATATGAAATCGCAGAAGACAAAGGGCAAAAAGTACAAGTAGCAACGTATTACAATAAAGATAAACAACCTGTCTTCCAAAAGATTAGAGATAAAGATAAAAATTTTAGAACTGTCGGTACTATAAAAGAAGCCCTCTTATATGGTCAAGAAAAGTGGAATAGTGGAGGTCGAATTTGCTGTGTCTGCGAAGGAGAAATCGACACTATTTCACTCTCCCAAATTTTCTCACACAAATATGCAACAGTAGGAATACCTAATGGTGTAAACGGTGCAGTTAAATCTATTAAAAACCAACTCGAATATTTAGAAAGTTTTCAAACTGTTGTGTTGTTTTTCGATCAAGATAAATATGGTTTTGAGGCAGCTCAAAAAGTTGCTGAATTATTTACTGTTGGTAAATGTAAAATAGCAACACTACCCTTAAAAGATGTTAACGAAATGCTTGTAGCTAACAGACAAGAAGAAGTTGTTAAAGCTATGTGGGAAGCTAAAGTTTTCAGACCAGATGGTGTAGTCGCAGGAGAAGAACTTTGGGACGTAGTTAAAGTAGCAGATGAAAAAGCAAAAGCTTTTTACCCCTATGAAGGACTTAATAGAAAATTATTTGGTATTAGAAAAAAAGAAATCGTAACGATAACTGGTGGCTCTGGGATCGGAAAATCTTTATTAACAAAAGAGATTGCTTATAAACTTATTCAAGAAAATGTTAAAGTTGGGATTATTTCTTTAGAAGAAAGTATTAAAAGAACTTGTGAGGGTTTAATAGGATTACACCTAAACAAACCTATTCATATAGATCGAGAAGGTGTTACCGAAACACAGTTGAAAAAAGGTTTTGAGGAAACTGTAGGTAATGGAAACGTATTTATGTACGACCATTGGGGATCTATTGAGCAAGATACTATTTTAAATAAGATTAGATATTTTGCGAAAGCTTTAGATATAGAATATTTAATTATAGATCACATATCAATTATTGTTAGTGGATTAGAAACTAACGATGAAAGAAAAACGATTGATATATTAATGACAAGGTTAAGAGCATTAACTCAAGCATTAGACATTGGTGTAATTATTGTTAGTCACCTTAAACGTCCAGAAGGAAATAAAGATCACACCGATGGTCTTAAAACTTCTTTAGGTCAATTACGTGGAAGTGCCAGTATTGGACAGTTAAGTGACGTTGTTATTGGCGTTGAAAGATGCGTTTCAGGAGAAGCCGATAGTCAAACAGTTTGTAGAATTTTAAAAAATAGGTTTGCAGGAATTACAGGAGTTGCCTGTCAACTCGAATACGACAACCAAAAAGGTAGATTATTTGAACATGACAATTCCCTTAATTTTTGACATTGAAACAGATGGACTTGACCCAAGTAAAGTTCATTGTTTAGTAATTAACCGAGAAGGTAAAATCCATACTTTCATCGGTAACGAAATACCGAATGGATTAGATATGATGAGTGATAACTTAATAGTCGCCCATAATGGTATCAAGTACGACCTCCCTGTACTTGAAAAACTATATGGCTATTCCCATAAAAAGGAATTAGTGCACGACACTTTAGTTTTAAGTCGCCTTATCTACCCAGATATAAAAGAGCTAGATATTAAGTTATTAGCGAAAGGACGTATCTTACCCTATTCGGTTGGTAAGCACAGTCTCGAAAGTTGGGGACAGCGTTTACAATTTGAGAAAGGCGATTTCAATAAAGCCAACGATTGGTCGTCTTTTTCAAACGAAATGTTAGAGTATTGTATTCAAGATACTAAAGTTACTTCAAAACTGTACTCAAAATTTCTATCTAAAAAGTTTAGTGCTCACTCAATTAATTTAGAACATCAAGTAGCTTTTATTTTAAACGAGCAAGAACGAAAAGGTTTTGCGTTTGATGAGAAAAAAGGTTTTGAATTACATGGTAGATTATTAAAGAGATCAACAGATTTAAAAAAAGAGTTAGAAGATGTATTCAAGAGTTGGACGGTAGATTTGGGTATGTTTACCCCTAAAGTTAACTCGACAAAATACGGATATATTAAAGGTGTACCCGTTAAAAAAACAAAAGAAGTTTTCTTTAATCCATCTTCTCGTCAACATATTGCAAATAGATTAATAACTTT